CCCATTAACCGGATATTTCTACCCGGGCCCCAGCCGTCTTTCCGAGCTGTCAACTCAAATGAGTGACCGTAAGGTTACGGTGCTTCAACCACAAAATATCGTGGTTGTAAGCGTGTAGATTGGCGTCCGTCGATACCCTTCCGATCCACGCGTTACGTATGGATCAGTAGGTGACTCGAGCCCGGTTCTAGCATAAACGCTATAGCCAGGAACGAGCCAATCACCCGGTCTCCGCTTCTTGAGGCGGATAGGCCGAAGTGAGTATGTATCGAAAAAGCCTCCCTCCCAACCGCGTCTACGAAACTTACGAGGGGCGTAAAGAGTATGGCTACCAAGAAGGTGGCCATCTCCATACCCATCGGGTCCGTAGATACGGTTGTGTTCCCACGTCCAGGACTCACACAAAGAAGCGAGCTCACGCTCGCCTCTGCGCATGGCCCAGTTGTGGAAACAGAAGAGAGTCTTATCCGAAACCTCGTCTTTGAGGTAAAAAGGACGGACGTCTTCCCCAGAGAGCCAATCGGCACCGCAGGACTCGCGGAAAGGTCCCTCCCAGTATGATTTCTCGGGGTTAACCCAGAAACCTGCTGAGTCCAGGACCTCAAGCAAAGTCTGCGTCGCCTCCGTTGGGACGATAATATCGTCCCCGAAGACGCCGATAGTGCTAACATCCCCACCGACGGAGCGGGTAGACGCCCAAGCTAAAGCCCAAAAAATCAAGGACTCTAGTTCGAACGTAAACCCATTCCCCATACTGCTGAATTTCTCCAGACGGTACGAGGCTCCTTCGTAAGAGAAGGTTCCCGTCCTAAACTGGCTCAGGAATTCAAGCCAATCAGGAGGCAACAAATCAGCAACTAAACCCCACGAGAGCGTATCGCTGGCCGAACTAAGGTCGATAGTGCACAGGTTTCCCTGTACACTACCTTCCCTAGCCAGCTTACGATTCCGTTCTTGATCCGTGAGGTCCAGGCCCACAGAACGCAACCTACTCTTCAAGTAGGATCCCACCCCCAGTTGAAACAACCCGTTAAGGATTGGCTCAACAATGATAGGGCGGTGAGTCTTGCAGTTCTTCGGAACGAAAACAAGTTTTCCATCGTCCTTCCGGACGGGAACGAGGAACCGAGTTTCATCGGGATCCTCAACCCATAGCGGAAGTAGAGTATTACTCTTCACAGAGTGGTGCTCTACGAGGTAAGGGAACTGCGAGAGCAGGATCCCCACGGTTGGAAACATGTCTTCGCTACACGCTAGCGTGGCTGACAGCTTCCCTGACAAGGAAGCTTCCGCCATGCGAACGCTCGTGTTAGCCCCTGGACCATATCTGAACTCAAGTGACTCAAGAGAAGGGACTTCCCCGAGCACAGCACTAATTTTACGTGACGCCAGATGGAAAATCTGTCGTACGGCCTTTGTGGCAGTACTGAGCAAGTTTCGGTTGACCTCCTCACACCTGAGCTCCGCCTTCAAGAACGCATTAACGCCCTCGAAGAGTGGGTTGTATCCAAGATCGATCCACGCACTTTTGTTAAAAAGCGCCTGAATTTGACGGGCACCGCGATAATCATCAAGCGGAAGATCCGTAGGGACCTTACACTCAACAACGGCACGGAACTCGCCGGACTCCACAAGTTTGTGGAGTCCCATCGAGAATACTCCCCTTTTGGAGTAAATGGTCGAGACCGCAGTCACAAAAGACAGACCGTCTTTGTACTGCCGTGGTGCTAGCCAATCCGTCAAGCCCTTGTAGGCCTCGGGATCAACTAAACCAGATTCGATGAAAGTATTCATCAATCCTCCTACTACTAGAGTAGCTGGTTTATCGGCCGACTGAGTCCCAATTAACTTGGGATTTCGCCGGATGTATAGAACGTGGGCACCGGAAGGATCGAGTTTGCGAAAGCCGATCCAGCCGAAGCCTGATTCAGTACACCCGTCGCAGTCGTAGACGACGCCCCTTGCAGGGCGCCGAGATGCAACTTCAGGGTATTTGCCCTATCCGCCACCGTGCTTCTCCGATTGGAGAAATGGGTGGTGATAAGGGTTTCTACGTACGCCACTTTTGGTGGCGCAACGTAGCCCGCTGAAGTGCCCGACGCACCCAAAGTCTCCATTACGGGGACTTCGAGCTTCGCGGTACGCTTCCAATTCCCATCCTTCAGCTGCTCCTCCGTTAAACGGTATCGCATCTGACCCTCGAGGGGAACACCAGAAATACTGGTGCGCCAATAGGGACTTCCGTCCTTATCGGTGACAGGTTTGAAAGTGTACTCTACCGGTGACGCTGCATCGTCTTTGACGAGCAGGTTGGTCATTGCGCCCAAGATGGGCTCCTTTCCACATTACAGTGGCATTTGAATCAACGGAACGATCTAGCAAATCGCTGTTGAGCGAGAGATATCGCATTCCACAGTCTCCTACCATGCACCGCACCACCAAGGTGCGGCGACGGAAAGGGAATAGGGAGCGATTCGGAATATGTCCTCGTCAAGGTCACCTTCTTATGGGCTATTTTTGGCGAAGCCAAAACACCCAAGACGGTAGTCCTGTACGAAGGCATACCCAAAGTCAAAAACGCGGCTTTCACCGCGGGAAGACCTTGGATTCCGACTCTCTTGACAACCTCGGTGGTCAGAAACCGGCCCTTCAAAGAAGGAACCTGGTTAATTACATCGAGGTAAGCACCGATTGGGATAAACCAATCGATGACAAATGACCAAGGAGTTAACTCCCAGATCACGCTCAAGGGATCAAGCAAGCCGAGTTGGCGGGCGAAGCCCATTTCCTCGGTACATTCGAACTGAATGTAGCGCTTGCGGGACGCTCTGTAAGGAACATCAAAGATGTTCTTACTTTGCGAACCGTTACCTTCCCATTTTCTTTCTCCGGAGACTCTGTAGATCTGCGAACGCGGACCGACAGAGATAGCCTCGAAGGCTTTTGCAGCCTCGTATGAGTCGCCCAGAAGGGGCATCCATCCGTACTGCAACTCCAGCCAGCGACCAGAGATATCGGTTGTTTTTAACCGAGTCCCCCTGGGACGAGCACCCAACTGTCTCGCGGCAGTTGCAAAGTCCCCGCGTTTCAACGCGAGGGCCGCCCGTCCAAGCTTACTGAGATTACCAGCGAGCAAATCCACCGTTTGGTGAAGTTGCCCAAGGTTGACCGCAAGGTTAAAGTCGTGAGACTTCACCTTCTTAACCAATTTTCCATACAACGCTAAAGTGTCGTTGTTGGTCCATGGTTGGTCAGCATCCCAAGCAAACCCAGGCGTGTACGTCTGCACATCCACACTCGTAGATCCCGAAGGATTGAATGTGTATAGCAGCTTTAACGTGAAGGATAAGCTGAGCCGGTTATAGGACTCTACGGTACAAGTGTAATTATTCCACTTATCCCGAATAGTCCCAGCGAAAGTAGTTGTCTTACCATCCCCCCCAGTCCAGGTTCGGTAAAAACCGAGACCTGTACCGTAAGGGGTGACAGGGGCAACTCCAATCGTCCCAGTAGTCATGGAGGTGGGAGGGAGTCGGTATCAGTGTCTCCTGAATCGGGAGTTTTCCCGGTGAAGAGGTCGCTGATCCGTTCCCATTTAACACATACCGACCCGTCATCATCGTTATTCCTGATACTTGCCTGAAGCGGGATACAACCCGAAACCAGTGCAAGGACCAAGATCAGAATGACGAGTAAAGACAAACAAGATGCGAGGGCAGGCCCTGAAAGGCTGAAGCTCACACCACCCGAACTTTCGTTCGGATTACGCTTGTTATCGGACATGTGCAAACACCTCCTGGGATCTGAAATCCCTGACATGGCAAAAGCCACGGAGTTTTGACTAACTCCACGTCACAACGAACCTTCGCCGTGACGCGTCAACCACCGACCCGAAAGGGCGGTGCAGAAAATCCGCAGTGGACCTTATACTAAGAGTACAAGAACCAGACGACAGACTTTCCTTCATTGAGATTGGTGTACTGGAAACAGTGCACCTCTCCATACTCTGTTAGGGCCGGCCCATCAAGGGTCGACTCCACCAGTCTATGGAAGGCCACAAATTCATCGATAGCCCGCTCCTCATTAGGAGCGAGTTTACCGATGACACTACCAGCAACGTAGTCTACGAGATCCTGATGAGGGATTTCAAGACACGACGCCATTGCACGAATCGGATTCCTAGCAATAAGCTTGGAACCCAAGTCGACGTTGGTGCTTAGGGTACCATTACACATAGTGTAAAAAATACCTTTATTGTGCTGAGTGTTGTGGAAATGTCGCATGGTAATACTCCTTAGTTACGGTAACC